GCGACCAGCTGCCGCCAGGAACGGCCGCACAGCTGCAGAGGGAACATGTAACTGACTGGCTGCTGGCCAACTTCGACAGCCACGGCGGCAATTTCGTAATGGACGACGCAGGAAGGCTCATAGGAACAGACAAAGAGCAGGCCTTCAGGTACATCAAGGAAATAGGCGCCCAGCAGATGAGCTACACATATCACCCGAACGCAACCTACGGAGAAACAGAGCCGATTTATAATACCTTATTCCGGAGGTTTGCAAAGGGAGAGATTGACCTGGATCTGCAGGACACCTTGACCTACATCAAGAGAGTGGAGGCAATCCCGGACGACCAGTACCGTGAGATATTCAGGAGCTATGCAGAGGCCCTTCACGGGAAAGGCAAAGAAGCAGAGGAGCTGCTGGACCTGATCGTCGAGAGAAAAAACCGGTTAAGAGAAGAATATCGCCAGTTTTACAGCGACCTTCTCACCGAGCGAACCGGCAAAAAACAAGTGTTCGTCTGGGCAGATGAGGCAGCAGAGCATATGAAACAGCCATTGACAGTAGTAACACACAGCCCGGAAACCCTGCAAAAGATGAACATGGCAGAGCTTAAGCAGCTGGCCAAGCAAAAGCAGATCCCATACTATAACAACATGAACAAGACCCAGCTGGTAACAGCCATATCGGACCCAGTAAAGGCGCCGGAAATGAGCGCCCAGGTAAGAAACAGACTGCTGGCCAATGAAGCAGCAAGGAAAGCTGCAGCAAGGACGCCGACACCACAGAAGGCCAAAGAGATCATATCTGCAGATGAAATATTCAAAGATGCGTCAATTATTCCGGAGAAAAAACTGGGCGTTCCAGTCAGAAGCGATAAGGGCAGCGTTGAAGGCCTCAATTTAACGGCCAGAAGGATGCGCATATTAGACGATGCAAGCGGCATGGAATATGAGGTCTATGAAATATCCGGCAAGCTGACAAGGGAAGCATGGTCCAAAACATGGGATAAGATGAAGCCTATAGGAACCATAGGAGAGCTTGAATTTGAGCTTGCAGATGATGCCAAGAAGCTCTTTGCTTCCAAGGCGGACCTTGGAGCTTCCATACGGACCATAAAGGTAACCGACGGAGAAACCACATTCGAGCTTTACATTGATGGCCAAACAAGAAGGTATAACGGATGGCGCGGCTTTTTCAGATTGAGAACACTGGTAACATCAAACGGAGCTGCAGACGCTGCGAACATGAGAAACATGCTGCAGAAACTGGAACTTGATGATCTTTTATTGAATCCGGACAGCGAAGCAGAAACAATTCTCAAAAAGAGCCGTCTTGTATGGCAAAACGCCCCGCATCGTATCCGGGAATTAGAAGGTTTGACGCCAGAGCAAATACCAGCTAAACTGGATATGATAATGAGGGAAGAAGGAATAGACCCGAAGCGTATAAATAACATGAAGATGGTTAAAGTCTTCGAAGGTTATTCAACATACGTCGAAGAGGGTATTGTAGAAACATACAAGAAAGCAGGCCTGAAATATGTCTGGACAGGAGTTCCGGACGGAGACGATATCGTAAAGATCATCCAGAGTCCTGGCCTGATGTCAAATAACAACCGTTTCAGAGCAGGAATGAGGCGCACAGGAGCAAGTCCGGTAGAAGACTTCCGGACCGGCGGCAGCGATAATGTATTCACCAGGATAGGCGTCAAGAATAAGAACAACCCAAGATTTGACGACTGCTACCGAGGGAACCGATATCGCATTCTTATTGATCCAAAAGTCATGGAGAGAACCGACTGGTATGCATATGAAGGAGACTCGTTCGGAAGCTCGGATCCGTCGGCACTGGCCGGCAGGCTTTCGCCGGTGGAATTTATTCAGAGAATGGCCACGAGCTACCGATACGGGAATGAAATCATGTTCAGGCATGGAATTGCAAAAGAAACATTCATCGGTATATCATGCCAGAGCAACGCCCTGCGAGCAGAGCTCCTGGAGAAGTTCAAACAGGCGCATATTACTGCGGTAAACGGGATACCGATAGAAGATTTTGTAAAGGTGGGATCTACGATATGATAGACCAAAGAGCTGTTTATGTTTTCAAGCCACCGGGAGAAAAAGATTTCACCGGGATAGCGCTGGATGTTCACATTCACAAAGAGGCCCTCCGGTTCTTTGACACCAACAGAGGACACGAGCTGCCGGGCAAGGTAACCCAGGAGACTGACAACGGATTTACATTCACATCAACGGGGATCATCCAGGGAGAATGGCAGTTCAAAGTCCTGGGAATTGGAGAGTTTAAGCGGAAATACTTCAAGCTGGTCGAAGGCGGGCAAGCGCTTGCGGCCAAGCTACAAACAACAGAGGACCTCCACCAATGGTATCGGAGGGAGTTCAAGATTTAAGGCGAGGAATAAGGACCTCGTCTTTTTGCTTTGAAAGGAGGTAGATAACAATGGCCAAGTTCAGCGACCTGGTGAACATCAAGAAGGACCAACCGAAACCGGCAAAATCAACTTCAGGCGTAATAAAAGGTCGCTTCAAGATCCAGAAATCAGACGACGACAAAATGCTGGCGTTTGGCTGGGCCAATGTAGCAGTAACGGCCAGCGGTCAACAGATAGAAGATTACCACGAAGACATGATAGATCCGGAAGAGCTGGAACAGGCCGCGTATAAATTCGTGGAGCTTTACCGCGAAGGTGGAGAGCAGCACGAACGCGGAGGCGTGGCCGTGCTCATTGAAAGCATGGTATTCACCAAGGAAAAAATGAAGCTCCTGAACATTCCGGAAGGGACACTGCCCGAAGGCTGGTGGATAGGTTTCAAAGTATTAGATCCGGATGTCTGGGAGAAGGTAAAGGACGGCACCTACCCGATGTTTAGCATTGAGGGAGAGGCCATCCGGGAGGAAGTCACTGAAGAGGAATAACAGGATATCGGTAAATCAAGAGACGACGAGCTATCGTCGTTTTTTGTTTTATATAAATCAGCCGGGAAAGGAGGAGAGACGCGGAAATGGCATTCAAACTGAAAGACCTTAAAATCACCAAGGTGGATTTTGTAGAGGCCGGAGCAAACCCAGAGGCAAACATCCTGCTGTTTAAGAGCAAAGATGGCGCTCCGGAAACAAAATCTTCCGAACCCCCTATAGCGAAAGGAGGTGAGAAAAGCGAGAGCCCTGTCAAGAAGTTTTTCTCTGCTATAGCAAAAGCTCTGGGCATAGCTGAAGACGAGCATGTAGGTGAAGCACTCGAGCAGATAGCCAAAGGTTACGAAGCTGCCACATTCGGAGAAAAGATGGACGAACAGAAGCGCAGGAGAGTAACCAGCGAGATCTGGGACGTTTGCTACGCCCTGGAGGAAAGCCTGTGTTCCATTATCTGCGATGATGAAGTGCCGGAAGAGGATAAACCCGGCATGATGGAGCAGAGCCTGAACGAGTTCGCGGAGGCTGTGAAAGAGCTGATCCCGACATGGGCGCAGGGAAAAACCACAAACAAAATCGCAAAGAACGAGCAGCCCATCACCCCTGTAAGGCTTGAATTAGCCAAAGCAGCAAAGGAAAAGCTGGAGGCTATCATAGCCAAAGGGGGAAAGGATCCGGACACAGATCCGGAGGCAGATCCTGAAGATACGTCCGTTCAGGACGGATGCAAGAAACCTAAAACAAAAAAATCGAAAGGAGACATGGAAGACATGAAAATCGATAAGAGCAAACTGACACCTGAAGAGCTTGCGATGCTCGAGGCCATCGAAAAGAAGGCCGGTATTCCGGACGAGCCTGCAAAAGATCCTAATCCCGCCGCACCTGCAGCAACCGACGTAAACAAGAGCGCAGGCCAGGCCGGGGACAACCAGAACACCGGAGAAGAGGAAGACATCTACAAGGGACTTCATCCTGCAGTAAAGGCAGAACTTGAAAGACTTCGCAAGGCAGCAGACCAGGCGGAGGAAAAAGAGCTGGCCGAGATAGCCAAGAAGTATGAGATCATCGGCAAGAAGCCCGAGGAGCTGGTACCTCTCTTCAAGAGCCTGAAGAAAGCCGGCGGCAATGCTTATGAGCAGATGATCGCCATACTCGACGCCAGCGTGGAAGCTGTAGAGAAGTCCGGAGTTTTCTCCGAGATAGGCAAAAAAGGCGGCTCTGGCACCGTTGACGCATGGGTAGCCATTGAAAAGCATGCCGACGAGATCCAGAAATCCATGCCTAATTTGACGAGAGCTCAAGCAATCGACAAGGCATGCCAGCTTCACCCCGAACTCGTACATGAGTACGAAAAAAGCAGATAAGGAGGAATGAACATGTTTATCAGCACAGGAATCAATGATAGCCCGGTAATCACCGGGAAAGCAACTGCAGCCATTGAAAATGGCGCTTTTCTTGCTGCCAAGTTTGACGCAAACGGAGGCATTGTTCTTGCTGGTGCAGGCGAGAATGCACTCGGCCTTTTGATTGCTACCACTCCAGAAAATGTGGCAGCTGGCGAAGACGTAACCGTCCAGATTAAGGACATCGGCCTCTGGAGAACCGGAGGCGCCGTAGCCGCAGGCGCAGAGCTCACTTCTGACGCCAACGGAGCGGCCGTAACAGCTGCAGTGGGAAATTATGTGACAGCAATCGCACTCGAAGCTGCAGCAGCTGCCGGCCAGGTGATCAAAGTACAAATCGTAAAGTCAGGCAAAGTGCCGGCTTAAACCAATATGAAAGGAGATAACAGTCAATGAAAGGAACAAGCATTTCTAATCTTCAGGTAGAAATTGCAAAAGGCTGGAGGCCAAACAACTACCTGACAAACATGAGCATGGCCTACTTCCAGGAGGAAGGAGACTTTGTAGCACCTTCCATATTCCCGATTTGTCCTGTAGGATTGAGCTCCAGCTATTATTACACTTTCAGCAAGGCTGACCTTGCGAGAGATAACGTAAAAAGAAAACCTGCGTTCGGAAAGGTACAGCCTGCATTGATGGGCCAGACAGATAACACTTACAAGTGCGAAGTGGACCAAGTAATCGTCGGAATCGACCAGATCGACGCTTTGAATTACCAGAGGGCCCAGGCACCTGGTGTAGCAGATCCGAGAAGAGCAAAGGTAAGATTTGTTACAGAGCAGCTGAAGCTTCATCTTGATCTTATTTTTGCACAGAACTTCTTTAAACCTGCAGCATGGCAGAATGTATGGACTGGCGTAGCTGCTAACCCGTCAGGTAAACAGTTCCTGAAATTCAACGATGCCAACTTCGATCCTGTGAACTTCTTCGATGCCAGAATTAAAGAGATCAAGCAGAACGGCCGTAGAAAGCCAAACAGACTGGCTCTCGGCGTTGACGCATTCAACGCTTTAAAGAACCACCCTGACATCGTCGAGAGAGTGAAGTACACAGGAAGCACTGCTAACCCTGCAATTGTTACACCTCAAGCACTGGCTGCAATCCTTCAGATTGAGCAGGTAAAGGTACTTGAAAGCACGTACAACGCAGGTGGAATCGGCCAGGAAGATATGCAGTTTGTCTGTGCAACCGACGGTGCACTGCTTTGCTATGCTACCAACAATCCTTCCATCGATGAACCGAGCGCAGGATACATTTTCACATGGGATATGCTCGGAAATGGTCAATACATCGCTCTGGATCAGTACGAAGGGGAGAAAGGCACGCATGCAGAGTTCATCGAAGGCTTGATGGCCACCGACATGAAGAAAACTTGTGACGACTTGGCAATCTACTTTGACCAGTGCGTATAAGAAAAGGAGGGGCATAGATGAACGGTAACAGTTATGGTTACATTTGCAAGAAAGCGTGTACACTTGGAGGCGTCGCCTATTCTGAAGGCGACGCTATTCCTTCTGAAGCCGTTCTTCCGAGCCGCGAAAAGGTCTTAATTAAACAAGGGCTTATAGTTCCGGCAGTGAATGTTGACGTTCTACTGGAAGAAAACAGATTTTTAAGAGCGAAGGTAGAGGAACTTCAAAAGACCGCCGGAGAAGCCCCAGAATCGCCCAGAAACGACGAAAAGGAGCAAAGGGGTATTATTATACCTATCACTGCAAAAGGCGGCCTAATTGAGCTCGAAATGACGCCAGAGGACATAATAAAAGCTATAGCTACCCTGCAGCTTAATGCAGAGGAGGCTGCCAAAGAGGTGGGCAAAATCGAAAAAGAGGAAACCCTTATCCTGATTGATGCGCTCGAGACAAGGAAAACAGTCAAGACAGCAATCCTGGAAAGGGTGGCACAAATGGAGACCGGCGGAGAGGAAGAGCATGGCAACACCGAGGAGGATAAGGGTCAGGGTGATGCATAATGGCGGAGAGAAGTTACACCTATGACCCAACGAAGATCAAGGAAAAAGGCAAAGATAGGATGCGCTTCGAGCTTGGCGACACCATGGTAGAGGGAGGAGCCGAGACGGCAGCTCTCTCCGATGAGGAAATCAATGCCGTTTTGGAGATGTACCCGAACAAATGGAAAAAAGCCAAGCTGGCGCTCATTGAAAGCATATGCCGGCGATTTTCCTACGAGGTGGACACCGATGTCGGACCTCTTTCCCTGGGCCTACAGGCCCGCGTAGAAGTATGGCGAGAGATGTATAAGGAGCTCAAGGCCGAAATAGGAAACTATTCCGTGCCGAGCGCAAATCCGGTCGCGATAAGCGGCGACTCATACTTTTACAAAGGAATGATGGATAACCCGGCAGTCAGCCGAAAGGAAGGTGGTGGCGATGTATCTTAGGCCAGGAAATCTTTATAAAGACTTTATCGTCGAGAAGAAAGGAGCATCTATAAGCTCACGAGGCAGAGCAAAAAAGAGCTATGACAGCGAGTCTGGAGAGCGAATAAGAGGTATCCTGGCCGAGGCAAAGCCCCAGGAAAAAGAGCGGTGGCGGCAGCTCCAACACCCTATAAGTCATACAATCGTTCAGAAAGGAAAACCCAAGGCAGGACCGGAAGACCGCCTGGTTTTTGGAGAGAGGATATTCTTCATCCAGGGAGTAGACGAACCGGGCGCCTTGGGATTTTGGACGATTTACTATGTGGAGGAACGCTTCGATGGCCATGAATATCAAGATTAAACCGGAAATTGATAAGCTGGTGGATCAGATCAACCATGAGGCTAAATCGAGAGCTTTCAGGGCCGCCAACGAGCTCCGAAATGCAGCACTTAATGTCCTGCGAGGCCAAAGATCAGGTCGCGTTTACAAAAGACCTTTTTCAAGCAGCAGATATACAGCGTCAGCGCCAGGAGAACCGCCTGCAGCACGAACCGGAAACCTGCGCTTGAGCTGGAAGCCAAGGACAGGATCAGAAACAGCAGGTAACACCTTAACCGTAAGGCCTGCAATTGTCACGGACGTGAAATATGCACCAATCCTCGAAAAAGGATTTGACGGCGAAGTTCAGAAGACAAAGAAGCTGAAGAAAGGTGGAACAAAAACTATAAGCTACCACCTAACTATAGAGCCGCGTCCATTCGAGGAACCGATAATCGAGGCTGCAAAGCCGAAGATTAAGGAAATCTACAGCGAGCCATATCTCAAATAATTCAGGGAAGGAGGGAAGCCATGCCGTTAATTAAAGACACCGTCAACAAAGTGTTTGATAAAGCCAGCGTGCATAAAGGAGATTTAATCAGGGCGAAACATGAGACATGGGATGAACCCAGGAATGGGATTGTAACAGCGGTGAGCGATGAAAAGCTGACCGTTTTATTTTTGCCAGGCCTGGGGAACGTCACAAACTACTTCACAATATTTGCTTCAGAGGTATCTGCCGGCAAATGGGCGGTCAAATGGACCACCGACATGGAGACCATCAATTCTGAAGGCACGGCAGGCGAATGACAATGACGCTGGAGGATTTGATTTATAACCGACTTATAGCCAGCAAGGACCTGACGGACAAGCTGGCCAAGTTCAACAAACTGCCGGCAATTTTCTACCAGGCAGCTCCTGGAGATCAGGAGGAAGGCTGGAAAGGCAAAAAACAGTACCCGCGAATTGATTTCGTGGTAGACATGCAGGCCAATCCGGAAAGACAGAGCTCCGGATTAATGACGCTTAACATATGGTGCGACGAGGCCGGAACGCCTCCGGAAGAAATAGAGCCGGAAGTGCGTGCTGCTTTATGTGATGTGTTCATGCAGCCGGCCGAACAGCCTCCGTACTGCCTGGCCTGGGTAAGGTCTGACAGCTTCGAAGTAAGCGCAAACACAATAAAAGGATCCCATGTAAATGGCATAACAGTTCTTTTTGACGTGCTGGCTTTTCCCTGCCAAGAGACAACAGACCCGGATCCCATCATGGCCATGAACGAGTTCATCAAGGAATGGGAACCAGCCGCTGTATTGATAGGCCGTGACAAGATCCAGGATTACTTCACAACAGCAAACGACAAGCCTGCATTTTATTTCAGGCTTGCGACATTGGAAACGGCCGAGGAAACAAATACAGTGGCCTGGATGAACGGAAGCATAGCTGGCCATATATTCGCTCCAACTGCGGAAGCAAGGCTACAATGGCTTAAATACCTCGTAGACACGCTGGCAACCCAGGGAGAGGTTACAATGCTGGACACATCTCCCATGTTCATACGGAGCATAAGAGCCGACAGCGCGGCCAATTACCTCATTACAGGCCAGCTCCAAATCAATGTGCGGTTTGGTATACTTCGCAGGCCAAAATATGCGCATGTACTGGCGAAGACGAATATCGCAGGAACAGATTATGAAGAATAGGAGGTTATTCTATGGCTGAAAAAACCGAGAACACCAAGAAGACCAGCTCTGTGGAGCCGACAACCCCGGAGCCCGAATACACAGCCGAAGAGCTCGCTGCAGCATCAGAAAAGGTATTCGGTAAAAAGGTCATGCCTGAATGCGTAATGGCTGCCTTCCGCGTGGCAGGCGTCGAAAAAGCCACAAAAACACAGGCAGCAAAAATAGTAAAAGATTTCATGACGAAGGAGGTCAAGTAACATGGCAGGAGTTTTCACGATAGGTGAAAAGAAAGTCCGCCCTGGAGTCTATACCAGATATGAGAATGCCGGCGGAGTAACACCGGCAGGAGCCGTAAACGGTATAGGCGCAGTAGTTATAAGGGCAAACTGGGGACCGCTCAACAAGCTCGTAGAACTTGACAGCCCCAGTGCGGCAACTTCCACCTTTGGAACAGAGCTCACCGTGGACGCAATCACAGAGATGTTCAACGGAGGCTGCAGCAAAGTAAAAGCAGTAAGAGCAGGATCCGGAGGAACCGCCGCAACAATAACCCTCAAAGACGGCGCTTCAACTGACGTGGTAAAAATCACCGCGAAATACGTCGGTAACCGTCCGTTCAATGTAACCATTAGGGACAGTTTGCTGAACGACGATAAGCGCGAATGCATCATCTATTCAGGGACCACAGAGTTTGAAAAGGTGGAATTTGCAAAGGGAGCAACCGGAGCAGGAGAGCCAGCAGATCTCGTGGCGGCATTCGCCAACAGCAAGAACTTCACAGCAGAAAAACTCGCCGACGGAAACAAGGTGCTGGCAACAGTGGCCCAGGCAGCCATGACAGCCGGAACCAACCCGACTGTAACCACCACCGAATACAGTGCAGCGCTTAATATTCTGGAAGCAGGCAAGTGGAACGTGCTGTGCGTAGACACATCTGACACGGCAGTTCATGCACTGGTACAGTCCTTCATCCAGAGGATCTACCTCGCCGGAGCCACACCGATGGCCTGCGTAGCAGAGACAAAGGATGTGGACCTTGATACCAGGATGAACCATGCTGCAGCATTCAACGATGAGAAAATGGTCTACGTCTTGAACTCGGCATACGACGCCAGCGGAAACCTTTATGACGGATACAAGCTGGCAGCCAGGATCGGTGGCATGATAGCAGCCGTAGCTTCCAACACCAGCCTGACCCACACCGTGGTAAACGGATTTGTTTCTCTCGCAGAGGCGCTGACAAATAGCCAGATTGAGAAGGCGCTGCAGAAAGGCTGCATCGTTCTCACAGTGAACGCAAGCGACCAGATCTGGATCGAGAGCGCCATCAATACCCTGGTAACACCAAGCGGCAACCAGGATGAAGGCTGGAAGAAAATCCGCAGGACCAAGACCAGGTTTGAGCTCATCGAAAGGATAGTAGCAACCACCGATCCACTGATCGGCAAGATAAACAACGACAGTGACGGAAGAGCGACATTCATAGCTGCGGCCCAGGGCGTAGTAAACGCCATGATCGGCGAGAAGAAACTCCTGGACGGTACCGTTTATGAGGATCCACTCAATCCGCCTGCGGGAGACAGCGCATGGTTTGTAATTGCTGTTGATGATATCGACAGTATAGAAAAGGCATATCTGACCTTCAAGTTCAGATTTTCGCCTGAATCTTAAGGAAGGAGGATAAGGCATGTTAAATAACAGAGCACCGATTGATGCCAGGAAAGTATTGACCGGGAAAGACGGCGCGCTTTACAACGACGAGGGCGTCATGCTGGCCACCGTTGAAACATTCCAGACCCAGGTCAATGTGACAAATGCTAAATATCAGCCGCTGGGAGACGCACAAGAGCATGAAGTGTTCCAGGCCTATGGCGTGACCCTAACCTTCACAGAAGTGGTAATCGCAGACGAGCGCTTCATCCAGGAGCTGTTCGAAGGAATGAAGACCGGAGTAATGCCGGCTTGGAATTTCCAAGGCGTGGTAAAGGGACGCAACGGGAGCGAACAGCGCATGATTTACAGACAGTGCGTACCAAGCGGCACTATAGATCTGCAGAACCTTTCCGTGGGAGATACCATCAAGAGAGCCTGGAGCCTCTTTGTCAATGATCCTCCGGAATTGCAAAGCTTGTTAACCGCCTAATACGCAACCTAATACGCAATGGAAGCGTGCAGGCATATAACCAAATATTTATGGCCGTCCTGCACACCAGGGCGGCCAATTTTTTAATTTAAGGAGGTTATGAAATCATGGCAAACGATAAAATCGAAAAAGCCAGAATTGAAGAAATTGAGCTTACTGAAGAGGAGAACAAGGGCCAGTTAAGAGCATACGAGGACGATATCCTCAAAGGTTTGCTGGCGGCTGCAAACTTTAAGACTGAGGAAGACAACATTCAAACAATCGAGATAGCCAGAAACGGCGTGGTTCTCTTTAAATTCCGCATTCGTCCTTTGACCGAGGAAGAATACCAGGCCTGCAAAGAGAAATACACCAAATACGTCAGGAACAAACAGCTCGGCATTAAATTCCCTGAATATACCGACACCGTAAGATACAGAAGCGCTCTGATATACCAGGCAACCATAGAAGAGGACAGGGCAAAGATCTGGGATAACAAGAGTGCATGGAAGGCTTTAAATGTGCTCAATGGTGTGGACCTTATCGACAAGACATTGCTCGCAGGAGAAAAGGACGCCGTGCTTGAGCTTATCGACAAAATCAGCGGTTATTCAGTTACTGCAGAGGAAACCGCAAAAAACTCATAAAGGCCGGGGGAATGGCCACCCTGCTTCATCACATATTCCAGCGGATGGGCATTCCTCCGGACGAGGTTATGGCCAAACCGCCAGGAGTGAGAGCTTTCATGTTAGCCTCTATGCGCGTGCAGCTTGAGGAAGAAAATAACGAAAGAGAGGAGGATTGATGGATGGCAGCCGAAACATTTCGCATTGAGATACCTATCCATGTCGAGGATAAAACAGATCCCGGCATTTCCCAGGCGACGCGAAAGATAAACGGATTTGACAAGGCCAACCAAAAGACGCAAGAGCGGCTGAACCAGATGAACAAAACCAAATACCAGATCGTTCTTGATGCGCTGGATAGAGCATCAAGCATTGTCGGTAAAGTTTCATCAAAAGCACGCAGCATAGCTGGTAAGACATTCAGCTTTACGATGAAAGTAATCGACCTGGCCACAGCACCATTAAAGGCCTTATGGAACTTCGCAACCTCCATACAAGGCGCCATACTCGGCGCGACCGGTGCATTTGCCGGTATTTATAAACCGATGGACATAGCCGCCGATTTCGAGCAGACACAGATCGCATTTGAAACCATGCTAAAAAGCGCCGAGAAGGCAGAAAAATTCCTGAAGGAAGCGTCAGAGTTCGCCAATAAAACACCGTTCGAATTCCCGGAACTGATCAACAGTAGTAAGCTGCTGATGGCCTTCGGTTTTGAAGCAGACAATGTGCTTGATATGCTGAAGACCATAGGTGACACGGCCAGCGGCCTGGGAGCTGGTTCTGAAGGAATAGACCGTATAACGAGAGCACTCGGCCAGATGAGAGCGAAAGGACGAGCACAGGCAGAGGAACTCCTGCAGCTTCAGGAGCTTGGTGTACCAGTCAACCAAATACTGCAGGAAGAGCTCGGCCTAACCGGAGAACAGATCGCAAACATCGGTAAAGAGAGTATAGAAGCGGCAAAGGTTATAGATGCGTTATTACGAGGCATGGATAAACGTTTCGGAGGCATGATGGCCAACCAATCCAGGACCGCCAAGGGTATGATATCAACCCTTAAAGACACTCTTCAAAACTCACTTTTGAGGCCCTGGGGACAAGGCCTGTGGGAAGGTATAAAGCCAGGACTTGAAAAGCTCACCAACTGGATAGACGAGAACCAGGACATCATCACACAGTGGGGAGAAGCCTGGAAGAAAGCCGGAGCAAATATTTCCAAGTGGGTAATGGCCAGAGTGGACAACTTAAGAAACAGCATACAGCGCATGGTTAACTCCCAGGAATGGAAGGACGCGAAAAACTTCGGTGAAAAGCTGAAGATAGCCTGGGACAAGATCATAGCGCAGCCGTTCAACGAATGGTGGAATTCAACCGGCAAGGCCTGGCTTGCAGACAAAGCCAGCAAAATCGGTGAAGGAATAGGAACTGCGCTCTCTGCAGGACTGCTGGCCATACTCGGAATAGACGCAAAAGGCGCCGTAGAGGACGGAACCAGCATAGGAGCTTCATTCGCTGAAGGCTTCCAAAAAGGATTTGACGGCAAGAAGGTAGGTGAGGCACTCCTAAATGCCATAAAGGGCGTATTCAAAGACGCAGGAACGCTGCTCCCAGGAGGAGAGGAACCAACCAGTACATCCTGGCTGTCGGCCGGAGCAATAGCACTGGCGCTTCAAAAACTCGGAATTTTCAAGCTGATCGGCAAAGGCGGCAAGGGATTAATTAACCTCTTTGGCAAAGGCAGCAAGAGTGGAACACCTGATACAACAGGCATACCGTCGGCTTACTCAACAGACACCATGTATGTAACAGCCTCCATAGTTTACGTTTACGGAAAGACTATTCAGGGCCCAGGAGGAGGATCCCCGACAGGAGGTTCACCAT